TCTTACGCCCTCGCGGCGGTCCTGGCAGGTGGCTCGATGGCCACCTACAACATCTCCGCCGCCTCGGGCGGGACGCTCGTGGCGGCCAGTGCGGTGCCGAAGCTGTTCACCCCCTGGCCCAACAGCTCCGTCGAGGTGCGCCACAGCAACCCGTCGGTGACCACGACCACCTCCGCCCTGGCCGTGTTCCCGCCGGTGATCTCCACCGGCGCGGGCGGCAACGCCGCTGGCAACATCACTACTCCGAGCCCGAACGGGGTTCCCTACCTGCCCGGGGAGGGGTTCGTATGGAACACCGCCTCGGGGGACATTGATCAGCGCTGGAACATCACGTTCATCTGGGCTGAAGTGGCCCTCGATTCGGTGGAGACGGTCTGACATGTCAACTACGACGACAACCCCCGGCGGAACCATCATCACCATCCCCGCCAACTCCGTGTGGCGGGGCTCGGTGAGCCTGTGTGCCACCCTTGCGGTGGCGGTGGGCGGCAGTGCCGCCACGCAGTTCCCGGAGGTCGTGGTCAGCGGCACCCAGGCCACCTGGGCCGACGGAGACACGGTCCTCAAGCTGGCCCTGTTCGTGCCAGCGGTGGGCCTCACCGCCCTGACGGGCTCCCAGGTCGCCGCGACGATCAACACTGGCATGATCTTCGTTCAGACCCGGGCGAACGCGATCAGTCTGATCATGAATCACGGCACCGGCGTGACTGCGGCCGGTACGGCCATCGGCGAGGTGCTGTGACGACATTCAATGACCTGGTCACCCGGGTGAAGCAGCAAGTCCAGGGCTATTCCAAGAACCAGGAGTCCGTGAGCGAGCTGAGCGTCGCCATGGGCTCTGGCGACACCACGTTCACGGTGGACACTGGGACCATCACCAACATCAGCCGTGGTCTGGTCGAGATCGATGACGAGCTGATCCTGGTCAAGTCTTACGACCGCACCTCCGGCGTGGTTTCGGTCATGGGTCTGGCCAATGGCCGTGGCTACAACGGCACTACGGCCGCTTCGCACACGGTCAACAGCCTGGTTGTCGCCGATCCCTCCTTTCCGCGCGCTCGCGTCAAGGAAGCTGTCAACGACACGATCAGCTCCATGTACCCGGATCTCCAGATCTTTGCGACCACGGAGATCTCCCGGCTCGCGCCGGTGTATGAGTACGAGCTGCCGTCCACTGCCAAGGACGTCTGGTACGTGACGGGGCAACTGGTGGGTCCGACCAAGATCTGGCAGCCGCTCCAGCGGTGGCGCTTCAATCCGCAGGCCAACACCACCGACTTCCCTTCGGGGAAGTCGATCGAGATCTTCGATTACGTCACGCCAGGTCGTGCCCAGCGGGTTGTGTACGTCAAGGAACCCGCCACGCTGACCAACAACACCGACGACTTCACGACCGTAACGGGCTTCCCTGACCGCGTGAACGACATCGTCGTCTGGGGTGCGTGCGCACGCTTGCTGCCCGCCTATGAGGCTGCCCGTCTTCAGCAGACGGCCGTGGAAGCCACGGAACGGGCACCGCTGGTGCCCCCCGCATCGGCGGCGAAGGCCGCCGCGTACTACCAGCAGATGTATTACCAGCGGCTCCAGGAGGAGCGGCGTCGGCAGTTCGAGGAAGTCCCCATGTACCAGCGGTACCAGTCGTAAGGAGGGGACATGCCTGTCCTGCGTTTCTACTCAAGCATCGCCTCGCCGACGACCCTGTCGGGGTCGATCTCGGCGGGCGCCACGTCCATCACCGTCGGCGCCACGACGGGCTTCCCGACCTCAGTGCCGTACACGCTGGCGCTGGATTACGGCGCCGCCACTGAAGAGCTGGTGGATGTCACTGCCGTGGCTGGCACCACGCTCACGGTCACGCGTGGCGTGGATGGCACTTCGGCGCAGAGCCACAGCCTCGGGGCTGTGGTGCGCCACGTGGCCTCTGGCCGCGACTTCGCGGACTACCAGACCCACCAGGCCGCCTCGTCGGCGGTACACGGCGTCACGGGCACGCTGGTCGGCACCTCCGACACGCAGACGCTGAGCAACAAAACGCTCTCTTCTCCGACCATCAACTCCGGTGCCGTCAGCGGCACCTTCACTGGCGCCGCCACCTGGTCGGGCCTGCAGACGATCAACGGCGGCGTCGCCTCCTCCGGCAATATCGGCACCAGCGCCCAGTTCACCGGCACCGGCAGCGCGATCGGCCAGGACGTTTTCCGTGGGCTCGTTTCCGGAGACGCCCAGAACCGCTTCACCATCGACGCCGACGGGCGCCTGGAGTGGGGCACTGGCGCATCCGGCCGCGACACCGACCTGTTCCGCAACGGAGTCGGGATCCTGCAAACCGCCAGCCGCATCTCCGCGCAGCGCGGCACCTCCACGGAGCTGGCCTTTCACACCCAACTCCAGGCCGACACCGGCTCGCGGTGGTACATCCAAAGCGGAGGCACCCTCAACTGGGGTGACGGCGCCGGTGCGGTGGACACCAACCTGTACCGCAGCGCGGCGAACACCCTCAAGACCGATGACGCCCTGGTGGTCACCGGTAACCTGACGGCCGCGAACATCGCGACCGGCGCCGCTACGAGCTACACGCCGACGTGGACCTCCAGCGGAGGTACTACCTCGGTCGGTGACGGCGTCCTGGAGGGCTACCACCTCAAGCAGGGCCGCGATGTGCTCTTCTGGATCCGCCTCCAGTGGGGGGGCACTACCTCTTCCACCGGCACCGAGTGGATGTTCGCACTGCCGTTCGCGGTGGCGACCACCAGTGCGAACGCGAATACCTTGTATCCGGTGCAGGCGTGGGCGTTCGACTTCTCCACCAACAACCGGTACATGGCCTTCGGGTACGTCAACCAGAGCGGCCAGAACGTTCAGCAGTTCACCGCGAGCGGCACGGCCACTGCGTGGGACCAGGCCGACCCCTTCACCTTCGCCTCGGGTGACCGCATCAACATCTGGGGCTCCTACGAGGCCGCCTCCTAAGGAGCTGACATGGCGCAGATCGTCACACGCCTGCCCATGGCGCTCACCGAGCGCACTGCGGCAGCCGGTGCCGCCACGTACGGCCTCGCCGACGTGGTGTATCAGTTCGCCATCGGCGGCATGCCGTTCTTGTCGGCGATCAGTGATGACCGCCCGATGACCCGGGCGCTGGCGCCCATCCGCAAGGACCAGTTCGACAACCAGCAGATCCCGGGCGAGCAGTCTCTCGCCTCCTGGTGGCTGCGCAGCCAGGCCACCTTCATTGGTGGTGCAGGGCTGCTCTACCAGGACCCCAGCAATGACAACCAGTACGCCACACGCTTCGCCGACAGCGTCGGCGTCAACCCCTGGACAAATGGCGCGCTGACGCTGCTGCGCCGCACGTCGGTGCGCGTGACCGACGGTACGGCGGACAAGCATTTCGTGGTGGGCTGGAACGACGGCACGGACCGCTACTGGTCTGCCGTCGGCGCCGTCCTGAAGTCCGACACCGGCAGCGCCATCACCACGATCACGTGGGGTGGCGCGAACACCATCAGGTCGCTGACCTCGGACGGCACGCGCTACTTCGCGGCCGACAACGTCAACATCTACGTCGGCACCGGCAACGGCGCAGGGGCGGCACTGGCCGCCACGGGCACCACTAACACGGTCGTGCGGTGGGTCAAGGGCCGCTTGATGCTGGGCCAGGACAACCTCGTGTACGAGGTCAGCAACGCTGGCGCGAAGACGCTGAAGTTCACGCACCTCAACAGCGCTTTCGTCTGGACGGACTTCGCCGAAGGCACCAACGCCATCTATGCCTCCGGCTACGCCGGAAGCCAGAGCAACATCTACAAGTTCACGCTGTCCACGGCGGGTGACGTGCCGGTGCTGAGCACCGGCGGTGTCATCACCGCGCAGCTCCCGCTCGGTGAGCGCGTGCTGTCGATGACCAGCTACTTGGGCACCTTCGTGGGGATCGGCACCAACCGGGGCTTCCGGGTGGGGCAGATCGACACCAACGGAGACATCGTCTATGGGCCCCTGCTGATCACAAACGCCAACGGCGTCAAAGCGGTCGGGGCCTATGATCGCTTCTTCTTCGTGGCCGCGACCAATGCCATCGCGGGCAATTCCGGGCTGTACCGGGTGGACCTGGGCCAGCCGGTCAGCGCCACCGAGATGAGTCCCGGCGTGCGCTTCGCGTACGCCACCGATCTCCAGGCGTTGGCCACCGGGGAAGTCAGCGGTGTGACCAACTTCGGAAACTCCGACCAGATGGTCTTCGCCGTCGTCGGTCAGGGCTCCTACCTGGAGCACGCCACGGAGAAGGAGTCCACGGGCTACCTGACCACGGGCCGCGTTCGCTACAACACGCTTGAGCCGAAGATCTACAAGTTCATCAGCGTGAAGACGCCGGTCTCGCAGTTCGGTTCGGTCAGCGTTTCGGTCATCGACCCCGGAGGGGCCGAGACCTCCATCATCACCGTCTCCCAGGGGTCCTCCCAGGCCATCGACAACGTCATCCTGACGGCGCCGCCGACTGCCGTGGAATGGATCGCCCTGAAGATGACCTTGACTCGGTCCACCACGGACCTGACCAAGGGCGGGGAGCTGAACGGCTGGCAGCTCAAGGCCATGCCAGGTGCGGTGCGCCAGCGGATCTTCAAGATCCCGCTGGCCTGCTTCGACTTCGAGAAGGACATCTCGGGGCAGAAGGTGGGCTACGAGGGCCGCACGCGGGAGCGCCTCACGGCCTTTGAGCAGATCGCCCAGAAGGGCGATGCCGTCTCCTTCCAGGATCTGGCATCCGATACGTCGTACCTCGTGGTTGTGGACAACTACGAGTTCAACCAGCAGGCCAACCCCGGCACCAACCGGACGACGTACGGCGGGTACCTGTGGGTGGAATTGCGTACGATTGCGGATGTCATTACTACGTGAGGAGAAGCACGTGGGATCTGAAGAGGCTGAAGACCTCTACCCCCTGACGCCCTTCATGGACTTCGCCACGAAGGACCAGCCGATCAACCTGGTGCGGGAGCGCCAGCTCGCCCTGGCGGAGCGCGAAGCCTGCCTTGGTGACATCGTCCACTTCTGGACTGGTGCGGATTGCCGCGCCGCCATCGTCGTTGATCTCGTGGACGACGAAGAGACGCTGCACGTCTTCTGGCCCGGCCAGGAGGACAGCGAGGTCACCTGCATCCACGACGAGCGCCGCTCTGTCTGCACCTGGCACTGGGGGCACGAGTGAGGTTCTTCCCTGGCGACTGGCGTTGCCGCGCCTGCGGGCGCAGCAACCACTTCCACCGGCTGATCTGCCGTCACTGCGGAGCATCCCGTGGCTGAGTGGCTGCCGCGCGACATCGTCGCGCCCGTCTCCGATGTGGAGCACGAGGCCGTGCGTATCGCCCAGAGGGCGCTGCGCCTTGAGCCCACCGGGCTCATGGATGAGCCCACCAGGGCCTCCCTGAGGGGCCTCCAGAGGTTCTATCGCCTCCCGGTTCACGGAAACCTGGACGGGCCCACAGCGGAGCGCCTGGACGCGCTGCGCCCGTATGTACTGGGGGACATGTGAGCGGTTACATGCATACGGGATGGACGCAGGAGGAGTACGAGGCCCGCGTGGCCGCGTACAGCGTGCTGTACGAGCACGTCTATCCGGACGGCAAGGGCGGCCTGGATTTCCAGAAGCACGCCTACCTCAGCACCGCGTGCGTGCATGGCGAGCACGGCCGCTGCCTTGCCGACGCCTTATCGGCGGGAGCCAAGGCTCCCGGGCAATGCAAGCTCTGCGCAGCGCCATGCATCTGCGCTTGTCATGAGGAGGGTCATGCCGTTCAAGAGTCAGGCGCAGCGTCGCAAGCTCTACGCCACCAACCCGAAGGTGGCGGCGGAGTTCGAGGCCAAGACGCCCAAGGGCAAGAAGCTGCCCGAAAAGGTCAAGTCAAAGAAAAAGGGGAAGAGATGACCGCCAACCGTTTGCTTCAGCTCGGAGTCTTCGCCCTTGTGGTGGGCGGCTTCGTCGTACTGAGCGTGCAGGACAAGGACGTGTCGGCCTTCGTCGGCCTGGTGACGCCGATCCTGTCGGCGCTGTTCGTGGTCAATCACCTGTCCAACCAGGACCAGGTGCTCAGGAAGATCAATGAGCAGACCAATGGTGTGCTGACTCAGCGGATCAAGGATGCGGTGAGTGAGGCGCTGTCGGATCGGGACGCTATGTTGTAGTCGGTTCTGCGCACCGCCCACAGCGAAGGCCCCCTCTTACCAGAGGGGGCCTTCGTCGGTCTCACCCCGGAGTTCTAGGGGGCGTGACTCCGGGGTGCGCTGGACGACTGACCCCGTCCAGCGCTGACGGCGACTCGGAGAGGAGTCCCATCGCCGTCGGATCCATCATGCCCTACTCCGGATCGGTCGAAGCCTGATCCAGAAGTTCCCATCCGTTAGGGATGGGCGCGGGCTCCAGGCTCTTGGGCTTGTAGACCTGGTCGATCGCCCGGTTCGGGCGTACCTCCTGGACGGGGTAGGTCGTCTGCGCCTTCACGAAGTCCAGCATCTGCTGGAGCTTGGACGCCAGCTCCGGATCTTCCGGGGCGAGCGTCCAGGTCGCCTCCATGGCCCCGTCCTTGTACGCGAAGCGAACGGGGCTCTTGCCCATCAGTTGAAGCGTCATCGGTCTCCTCTCGACTGGCAGCACCCATCACAGGAGTGGATCCCCAGGGTGTTGTACAGCTCTTCGTGCTGCACCTCATTCTCCGGCAGCAGGAATACCTGCGAGGTGACCCATCTCAGGGAATCCGGATCGGGATGCCCCACTCCATGGGGGCACAGCCGCTCCACCATGACGGGCCGCAGGTCCATACGGAAGGTCACCGGCCAGTCCACCATGAGGTGGTCCGACGGGTTGTGCAGACAGCAGCACGAGCCCGCACATTGCGCGGGCTCGTGAGTGGCCATGCCGTCACGTTCTCTCATCGATCTCCCCCTTGAGGGCTCGCTCGATGGCGTCCAGGTGTGGACGCTCCGGGGTCTTGCAGGCCCGGAGCTGACCCGAGGCCCACAAGAGAGCCTGCGCCTGCTCACTGGTCAGGTGCAGGGTGATCACCGCTTGTCACTCCGGTCATCCGGGGTGGAGCATCCGCCTTTGCGGCAGTCAGGGTTCTCACAGCTCATGTCGTCACCTCCTGTCCGAGCACGCTGCCCTTGCACTTGCGGCAGAACCACAGCAGAAGCGGGTTCCAGGCTCCGCAGTACTTGCACTTCCACATCACGTCACCGCCGGTCTGTTCCGGGATGCGGCTGGTCGTGGCCAGCCTGCGTCCCTTCGTCATGGGTGTCCTGGTCCTGCCCGTCATCGACGGGCTCGTGCTCGTCGCCCATCACGCCTCCGGGTCAATGAGATCGGCCGCTGCGTTGCAGTCGGCCATGTGGTCGTCCGTGAAACGCCGTAGTTCGTCCGAGTTCCGGATCTTCTCCGCCAGTTCGTGGGCGTGCTCCTTGCGGATCTTCTCCACCCACCCAGGTGGGATGGGGACCCGCACGGGAACGCCCATCCCTGGAATTCGGACTTCCATCTCGTAGCGGGTCATCACGCCTCCAAGGGCCGCACGCGGCCGATACGGAAGGTGTCGGAGACACCGTCGTGCCGGATGATCAGCGTGTTGCCGACGCACTCCACGACGGCGTCGTGGGGCAGAGCCAGCTCACGCACGTACGTGTGCTCGACGCCGTTCTCCAGCACGGTGAAGTAGTACGCCACCCCGTACGGGTGACCGCCTCCGGTCGGCGCCGGAGGCGAGGAGGCGTGGGTCTCCATGTATTGGAGATCCTCGGTCAGGGCCCTCGACGCCGCCGCTTCCTCGGCATGAGCCCTGGCCAGCTCTTCGTAGAGGACTGCGTCCTCTACCTCGCCCTCAAGGACGAGCGGCTGATCGTTGGTCTCACTCATCTTTTTCTCCCCTCTTGACGATCTCGGTGTTGCAGATACAGCGCTCAGCCATCGCGCCGCAGTCGCACTCACCAGTCACGACGATTTCCTCGTCAGGTGCGGGCTTGCGCCAGACGCTTTTGAACCCCACTGGGCCCCTCCGATAGGTAGATGTCGTTCACGTCCATACCCGTGGGCATCTTGATCACGTTCACCCTGACCTCCTTGGCCAAGAACTTGCCCAGCTTGTAGCCCGCGTCGTCGCCGTCGGCGAAGAGGTAGAGCTGGCTGAAGTCGTCCAGGCAGAGGTTGAAGTGGTCCTTCCAGTTCGCCACGCCGGGCACCCCGATCGCGGGGAGCCCGCACATGGACAGAGTGATCGCGTCGATCTCGCCTTCGGCGATGCACAGGAAGTCCTCATCCGTGCCCAGCGCGGGCACGTTGTAGAGGTTGGTGCCGACGTTCTCGTGGCGCTGGTACTTGCGGTGATACTCGCCCTGCTGCTTGCAGTCGTGGGCCTGAATGCACCGGAAGGTGAAGTTCACGACCCCCGCCCTGGTCAGGTAGGGGATCGCCAGGCGACTCGCGAACCGCTCATCACCCGGCTGCGGGTTTCGTACGCTGCCCAGGCGGAACCCAGCGGCGACCTCGGGGCCGATCCCCCGCCGCAGCAGATACTCCTGGGCGTAGGTATCGCTGCTCAGATCGCTCTGATACTGCGATGCCGCTCGCTCGAACAATCTCTGTTGCTCGACGGTAAGCGCCCGTACGGTCACAGTTCTCCATCAGCATGACCAGGTGCACCGCCGTTCCTCCGGCTTGGCACGAATGACAGAAGAAGACGCCCTTCTCCGCGTTCACGCGCATTGAAGGGCGTCGGTCCCCATGGACCGGGCAGCAGGCCATGGCCTCGCCCCAGCGGGGCCCCTTGACTTCCACTCCGTAGTGGAGGAGTACCGGCACCAGCCAGGGACTCAGTACTCCCGGAGATTCATCAGAGTCACCGCGTCTGCGAGGTCCATGCGCACCCATACGTCCTCCATCAGACCGATCGCGAGAAAGTCCATGGGAATGTGCACGTCCCACTCCGCGACGGGCCTGCGCTCGACGCGGACGACCAGGAAGTAGAACTCGACCGACGCGTTGAACGCCTCGGTCACGGTCTCCTCCCGCCACTTGGCGATCCGGTTGGCCCGGTCGCCCTTGACCTCGATGACCACGCCGGGGATCCCGGTGATGTCGCCCTGGTCGGCGGAGCCCTTCAGGCGCCGCCGTTCGGCGTGCGGGTACCCGTGGTCATTCAGGTACCCCACGACCATGTTCTCCGTCTCGCGCCCCCGCGCCTTCGCGCGGGTCTGCGGGGTGCTCACACTGCTGCCCTCCGTGCTCTAGGTCGTGCTCCAGCGCCGCCCTGAAGGCGGCAAGGTGCGTGACTTGCGGCGGTGCGATCTCGCCGTGAGGGATGCACTGTACGGACCAGTCATCCTCGATGTACACCACGTGCATATCGTCGAGGTTGGGACCGCTCACGACGCTTCGCAGTGCTTCATGTGCTGCTCCGCAGCGAGCTGGGCCATCTCCCAGTGCTGGTATCCCCCGTGAGCCACGAAGTGGCTGTGCCAGGGGCACCAGTGCTTCCAGCTCCAGGTGTCCAGGCCCTTGTAGACCTTCGCCCTGGGGCAGAGCGGAAGGTCGCGCGATTCGGTCAACGCCACCACTGATCGTCCTCCTCTCCTTGGACTGAACCGCCGTAGACCGGCTCGATCCAGTCCCCCACCTTGGATCGCTCCGGATCCCAGGTCATCCGGAACCGGTTCTCCCCGCTCTTCTTGCTGGGCCCGAACCGGTTCTTCACGCAGGCGGCCCAGAAGCCGCCCGTCTGGTCCTGCCCGAAGGTCACCATCAGCGCGGGCTGCGCTGAGAGCTTGCCCATGACGTCACCCCGACTGGGGGTGATCCGGGATTCCGGTATCCCTTCGGTGCAGTGGTGGACCAGCAGCACGCAGGCGTTGGTCTCGCGCGCCAGCACCTTGGACTGACGCAGCACTTCGCGCAGCGTGGCCCACTCGTCCTTTCCGTCGTGGGAGACATCCGAGAGGATGTCGATCACGATCAGATGGGGCCACTCCCCGTACGCCTCCAGGTAGGCGTACGAGTTGAGCCAGATGTCATCAAGCGTGGGATTCGGGTTGAACTGCCACTTCAGGTTGTCGCGCAATGGCCGCAGCGCGGCTGCGGCGTTGGCAGGCTCGGAGGCGATCCACGCCTCCGCCTGGTCCGTGGTCCGGTTGGTACGGATGGCGATCAACCTCTGGGCGATCGTCATGTCATCGCTGTCCGAGCTGAAGACCAGCGTCGGCACGGCCATGTTGATGATGGCGTTGAGCGCCACCATCGTCTTGCCCATGCCAGCCACAGCCGCGAACAGCGCCACGTTGCCTTTGCGCAGGAGCATCTTGCGCGCGCTCCACGACGGAAATGGCGGAGGCAGGGGCTCGGCGCTGAGCGAGCCCCTGCGAATCAACCGGTCAAGAGACTGAATGACGCCCCCTTAGGTCAGTTCAGCCTTGCCCTGGGCGTACTCGTAGACCAGGACGAACCCGGCCAGGGCGCAGCCCGCGCCGAAGATGCCAGCGGCAGCAAGGGCGTAGGGCCCCTGGTTGGGTAGCGCCAGGGCGGTGGCGGTGACCACGACGTACGGGAATAGCGTCGCCTGGACGAATGCCACGACCCAGTGGATGGGCTTCACGGTCCTCTCCTCTCAGAGGTTCGAGTTGAACGAAGGGTTGTCTGTCTTGCGGCTCGCCACGAGCCGCTGCACGACCGCGTTATTGCTGACGCGCGCCAACGGCGCGTGCTTCCTGCCCGCTTTGACGTTCTTGGTCATGCCGGTACCGCCCCGTACTGCGCGAAGTACTGGACCACGTCAGGGGCGACGAAGTAGTTACCTCCGGACTGCCACTTGATCTTGCCGCTGAACGCCTGCTTGTTCTGCTCCCGGTACGCCTTGAAGGCGTCCTTGGACGCGAAGGGCACGTTGATGCGGTACCACCCCGGGGGCGGTGCGTCAGTGCCCTGACGGCCTCCCTGGGGGGCGGCAGGAGCCGCCGGGGCGTACTGAGCCGGGGCGCCTGCCTGCTGCCAGGCAGGCTGGCCCGGGTAGGGCTGGTTGGGCGGCGGGGTAACCGGGTTGTAGTTCACCGGGGCCGCCTGCGGCGCGGATGCGGGCGCCGGTGCGGGCCCTGCGGGCTGCGGCCCGTAGGACTTGGCCTCCTGTATCGCCATGGCGATGGCGGCGTACGCGCCGGACTGGCTCAGATCCTGAAGGGCTTCGATCAGCTCCGCGCCGGAGTCGGCGCGGACCACGATCGCCGCGCTGCCAACGGTGATCGTGAACTTGTGGTTCTGGCGGTTGGACTTGGGCGGGAACGCCCACGTCGCATGACCTTCGGCTGCGCCGTCAGTCGCGTCCTGCTCGGGCTCGTAGCCCTCGGTGTCCGTCAAGTTCTTCTCCTCGATGATCTCGATCAGGGTCATGGGGCCAAGCGCTTCCCGCAGGATGAGCCCGGCACTGCGGTCTTCATCCGTCACGTCTGCGAGCTGCGCTCCGGGTGGACGAAGCAAAGGTGGTTCCCCCTCAGGCCACAGGAACAGGCCGGGCGGGCCTTCGAGTCATCCGGAACCCACGCAGCCAGGCTGCTGCGGACCTGCTCTCGCAGAATATCCGCCTGCGGCGGAGGCTTGAGTTCATCCCAGGCGGCCCTAGGGGACGGGTAGGCGGGGGCCAGGGCGTACATGCCGTCGCCCGGATGGGCGAGGCTCACGCAGGCCGCTTCGCCCATCCTCTTGGCCTCCGTTACGGATCTGGTGCTGTACGGGCCCAGGACTGCCAGGGAGTAGGTGCCGCCGTTCCAGCGGTGGCGAACCACCACCGCCAGGCGGTTGTGTTCGGCTCTGACCTTGTCCAGGGCTGAGATCAGCGCATCGGCGATGTCGTCAGAGTCGAGATCCGCATTGGCGGGGTCCTCCAGAACTTCCGTCACGGCCTTCAGCTCACGCCTCAGAGCCATGGATCACCTCCGGCCCGTTGATGTCGCTCATAGCGCCTCGCCGACGAAGAAGGCGAGAATCCCCACGGCGATACCGCCGATGATGCTGAATGCCACCAGGAGGCAGATCGCGCTGAAGTCCCTCATCGCTTGGTCACCTCGATGATCAGTAGCCCCGCAACCAGCCATGCTGCGAAAGCGGCGAGCTTCCACCACATTGCCGTCTCCTCTCCATGTCCTTCTCGAAGCCCTCGCGCAGTGCCGCGAGGAAGTCTGCCTGGTCGCCTTCGCGGATACCGGTACTGAACTCCAGGTAGGCCGTCTTGGTGTAGCTGAGTTCTTCGGTGTCCAGCAGGCCCCCCTTCCGCAGGGCGGCGATCTCCGCGCGAAGGGCTTTGCCGATGGCCGCCTTGGCGGCCTGCGCCTGCCGCTCCGCGCGGCGCTCCTCCTCCCGGTAGTACAGCTCCCGCTGCTCGCGCCCTTGGCGGGCCCAGAAGCTCTCTTCGTCGGCGTAGTACTCCGGCCAGCCGAAGTGCTCAGAATGGGGCGGCGTATCTTGGGTCATCCGGGTCAAACCTCTCCGAGAGATGCCCCCCGTTGGCATAGCAGGCTTCCTGCACGTCGCACAGGAAGCACCCGTCCCCCACGTGGGCGTTGAAGTTGCCCGCCTTGATCTGCGCCCACGCCCGGCCGTACGTCATGCCGACGTACTCAGGCGTGAAGATCGTCAGATCGAACGGCTCCGACGGGGCCGCCTTGCGGTTCATGAACGGCACACCCCACTGCACCTGGATGCCGTACTTCTGCGCGAGCAGAGCGGCGTACGTACCGAACTGCGCAGGCGAGTTCGGCTTGCGGGTGCCCGTTTTGATATCCACGATGGTCAATTTGCCCAGGTTTGGGTCATAGAAGACCCGATCCAGGTAGGCCTTGATCTCGACTTCGCATCCCGGCAGCTTGCCGGAGATGTCCAGCTCGATGGCGGCTTCGCCGTCCGGCGTAACCCAGATCTCCCAGGGGGAGCGCTCGCGCCAATCGATCCACGCCTGGACGTACCCCAGGCCGTCGGCACGCCACTCCTCGACGCCCTGCTTGGTCTTGCGCCACCGGTCGCGGTTGGCGTCCTTGGCGTCCAGCTCCGCGAGCTGAGCGTCGAAGGTGGCATTCCATGCCGCTTCCAGGCCAACCGCTGGGATCTCTCCGCGATCCCAGCCTTCGGTGACCTCGTGCACCGCCGACCCGCCCGCCAGCCATAGGGCTGGACGGGTAGGGGCCTTGGCGATGCGGGACAGAAAGTAGGACTTGGCACAGCGCTCCAGCGTGTCGCGGGCGCTGTAGGAGATGTGGCCGGGAAGCTCAAGGAGCTTGCCGACCACGCTCTCAGCCTGCGGTTTCCCTCGGGACATTGAGATCCTTACGGTCGTGACGACGGGCGGTGTACCGCGAGATGTCCGGACGGACCACTACGTCCGCAGCCTTGCACCACTTGCGGACAGTCACGCCCCGCGATTTGGACTGGACCAGGATCTGACCAGCCCGCTCGGCAGTGCCGTCGCCCAGGTACTGGACGCCCTGCCAGTGCGCTTCCATCCACACGTAAGCCTCCGATCCCGCCCAGGTGCCCGGCGGATCGGGACGCCTGCGCGGAGGTGGGGCCTCCTTCGGAGGGCGCAGCTCCAGCACTTCGGCATAGTCCAGCTTCGTCAGGCGCATGATGTCGCGCACCCGGAAGCCCTGCTTGTGCAGGCGCACCGCCTCCTCCCTGGCGGGCATTTTGAGATCGCGAGGCTTGACGCTCTCGCGCTTGTGACGCCGCATGTGGCGGCGCTCGTCCTTGTCGCGACCGCCGAAGACCCCGTCGGTGGAGACCAGGCCCAAGCGCATGTGGCACAACTCGCGCACGGGGCATCGGTCGCAGTAGGACTTGGCCAGGGCTCGACGCTCGACCTTCCGCCGCGCCGTCACGTCGGGGTGCTGGCCGACTCGGCCGTTGGTGTGTTCGTTATCGACATCGAAGAACAGCTCGGGGTCTGCGCCCCGGCAAGCAGCCGCCGCATAGAAGTCCGGCGACATGAGATCAATGCTGCGGTTCATGCTCCCCTCCCTGGGAACAGCACAGGGCCGCCCCGAAGGGCGGCCCTGTGGGCGGATTCAGGGCAGCTTGACGCCCGTCGCCTCGATGCAGATGCGGGTGGCCTGCGCGGTGGCGGTCAGGACCGCGATGAAGACCGACTTGGCCGACGCTTCGTCGGCCTCGTGCAGGAAGTCGTGCATGGCGTCCAGCGCCTGCTCGAACCTCTCTCCGGCGCCGTCGAGGGCGACGGCGCCGGAGAGCAGGTTCATGAAGGTCTCGGAGACCTGATCCTCGACGGTGAGGTCGGACTTGATCTTGCCGTCCGCCGTGCTCGCGGCGAAGGTCACTTCCGCGCCCGTGCTGCGGACGGCCATGTTGGCGATGTTGACCCATGTCGCCATGAAGAAGACCTTCTCCTTGCACCCCTTGGACCAGATGTCCTCGATCTGAGCGAGGACCATCTCGGTCATCCCGGACGCCATCGCGGCCAGGGTGGAGCTGGCCTGCGCCTGCATGACGAGCATCTCGTTCTCGCCTGGCTCCGAGGAAGCGTCGTCGCCGGGGAAGCTGAATTCCTCATTCATGATCTTTCTCCTCTCATTCCCGGGCGCCCGCGCCCGAGGTAGGTTCTGGTTGGGCGGTGGCCTGCCTCCTTCTCCAGCGGGCCACCGCCTCTTAGATCTTCGGGGGATTTGTCACGATTGTCCGGATGGCATCTGATGCCTGTCGGCGTACGCCTGCGAGTACGACGGCCCCAAGGTGTCCCATGAGGGCTCAGCGGGAACGTCAGCCCAGGTATCGGGGTGCTGGGCAACGCGCCAGCGGGATTGGGTGCCAGTGTCGGCAAGGATCGTGTGCCCCGTCTCCGACTGGACGTAGTTCCGACTGTTTGCTTGGCGCATCGGGACGTCGGGATCGATGTCGTACTCCTCGATCAGGGCGTGATGTGTGACGAAGCGCGGCGGATGAAGCCCGGCCGACTCGTAGTGCCGACGCCGGAGATCCCACACCTCCACCAGTCCCGGCCGCCTGGGGTGGGGTGCCGCTTCAAGCCAGCTCACGCCCTCCCGATTAACCTCCATAGCCATTGCAGCCCCCAGGGCCCTCTCCGATGACGCCCCCCAGGGGGGGGCAGGAACAGGAACGTACAGAAAGCGCTGGACCCCAGGAGCGTGGCCCCCAGGGTCCAGTCGATGGCCTCTTTCACCCCTTCGAGGCCTTCCGGCGCTCCCTGATCGCGTTGCCGTACTTGATCTTGACGGCGACGCCCGACGGGCTGGTGCCGCCGACGACGCCGCGAGCGAGGTTGGCCATGCTGCTGGTGTCGCTCAGGTTGTAAGCGATATCAGCCTGGCTGACGCCCGCTGCGGCGGCGTCGGCGACCAGGATCAGAAGATCCTCAATAGCTGTGATGACCAGGGTGTTCTGCTTGTCCAGCTTGGCCGTCCAGCGACTACGTTCGGCGCGGGAAATTGCCATGTCAGGCATCCTCTCGGGGGGACTTGATCGCGGTACGCGGGTGATCCACCACCTCTGGCAGCGGATCGCTGTAGGCGAATCGGAGCACGTTCATGTCTTCGCCGAGGGCGAAGCCGTTCCACGCCTTCGCGAGCAGGGCGTAGTTGACTGCTACGGCCGCAGCCCCGCGCTTGACGTTGACTCCCGTGACCAGGAACTTCCTGCGAAGGTGCCAGGCGGGATCGGTCTGGTCGATGTTGGCACCAGTGGTGACCTGCTCCAGCCAGTTCTCGATCTTGTTTCGGTACGGCGTGCGGGCTGCCTGCGCGAGGACGGCGGCGTGAGGGCCCATGGGGGCGCCACCCAGTCGCGCGGCTTCGTGCAGCTCGGAGGCGTACCACTCCAGTTCCGGCCAGCCGTGGAAGGTCTCCAGAACTTCTTGATTGGAGATCCGGCTGTACCGGGGCACGCCATAGCGGTCATTGTCCCCGAGCGCCGCAAGAATGCGGGCGCCTGAGGCGAGGTGAGTGGCGTACTTGACGCGCATCAGATGGGCCGCCGTGCGGCTGTACCCCTGGTCCACGTACTCGAAGATCTCCCGGGGCTCGTTCGGGAAGATCCACATCTCCAGCGTGTGGTTGCCGTTGGCCTGCGCCTTCAGGCGGTGCTGAGCGGAGATGATGTAGCCATCAGTGTCGAAGATGTACCCCTCAGGGGTGCCCGCGCGGAACAGGCCCTCATTCATGAGGGCCTGGTACCTGCTCGCGCGGGCAGCGCTCAGCGGCCTGTTCTTCGGGTGGTTCCGGTACGACAGCCAGTCGCTGGCCATCTCCGGGGTCACGATGAGCTTCTGGGGCTCCGACGGGAGCCTGTACTTGCTGTTCGCCGGAACGAGAGCATTCTCGTCATCCTCCGGCGTCCAGAGGGTGGATGCCACGCTGGTTCCTCTCCGATGGTTTGTTCGGATCACACGGCCGCGCGGGCCAGGTATGCGTCCAGGTCTGCCTTCTTGATCCGGTAGGAACGGCCGACGCGCACGGCCGACAGCTCGCGCTGTTCGATCAAGCGGTAGATGGACATCGGCGAAAGCTTGAGCTGGTCGGCGACGTCCCTGACCTTCAGGTATTCGTTCTCCATGCATTACTCCTTGTCTTCGGGCAGGCGTTCCTGCCCGACGGGGATCTTCCCTAGGTGCTGGTCCAGGTAGTGGCCGATGTCGCGCCGGTGTACGAGCGTGACCGTGTACCCCTCCAGGGCCAGCGTGAGCGGGTCCCGGTTGGTGGCCCATTGGCAGAAGCGCTTCAGGGCTCGCTCGGGAACGGCAGTGCGTGAGCCCACATAGCCCCGCGCACTGCCGTTGGACAGGTCGGAGCGCTCCACGTTCATGAAGCTCACGGGGTAGCCCTTGGGGTCACGAATGACCCATTCTGTCTGGTCGTACGGCACCTGTTCGCCGTCGATACCGACGGTCAGCCGGGCAGCCATCACTCCTCCTCTCGTAAGGCCAAAGCCCTGCGCAGGCGTCTCCGGGGCCACCGGAGAGAGCATGCCTGCGCAGGACGTTTCACCCGGCGAGAGCGCCGGTTAGATCAGGCTGTCGCGGTCAACCGCGAAGCCCTCGATGTTGTCGCGCTCGCCGTAGAGCTTCGCGGGGTCACCGTCGCCATCTACGGGCTGGAGGTTGTCCAGAACGTCGGCCACGACCTCGCGGAAGGCGCGGTCCACGGTCGGCGTGGTCTTCTCCTCCGCTGCCTCCTTCATCAGCTCCAACTGCGGGCGCAGTGAAGCTGCCGCACCAATGAAGTCATCGGTGCTGAGGTAGTCCGGCTTGGCGCCCAGACGGGCGATGGCAAAGCGCTTGGTGCGGCTGATGGCCTCAGCCGCGAACGCCGGGGTGAAGTCCTTGAAGGACTCGTAGATGGCGGTGTAGTCCAGCCCGAGGCTGATCATGTCGGCCGGAACCTTGGCCGCGATCAGCTTCTTCACGCCCTCCTGATCGAGCTGGTTGATGGTGATCACTGCGTCCAGGCGCCCCGGGCGCAGCATGCCCTTGTGGATCTTGTCCTTCCGGTTGGTGGTCAGAACCGCGACCACTTCGGCGCCCTTCGCGCCGATGCCGTCGAAGCTGTCCAGCAGCTTGCTGACCTTCGCCGGGTCTCCGGCATCGCCGATCACGTCGATGTCCTCGAAGAACACGACCGCCGGAGCGTAGAGCTGCGCCGTACGCATGGCGGCGTCCAGGTCGTCGCCGGGGCGGACGAACAGGAAGGTCCAGCCGTTGGCCTGGGCCTTCTGAGCGGTCAGGAAGGCCGCCAGGGACTTGCCGGTGCCGTACGGGCCTTCGAGCAGGACGGCCCGCTTCAGCGGCTCGCCCAGCTCCCGCATCAGCTCCGTGTGCTCGATGAGCGACCACACGTTGGCGTTGAGCTGCTGGAGCACCTCTTCGGAGTAGATGACGTGCGCCGGGTTGACCTTCCGTACGTCCAGGAACTGCGGCATGAGCTGGTCGCCGCCGATCAGGGCCTTGCCCCGGTAGATCGAAGCCTCGCCCAGCTTCTTGTCGATGACCTTGAACAGGCCTTCGACCGCCGCCTTGGCGGCGCGCGGAGCGTGCACCTGGACGAAGCCAAGAGCGCCCTTCTCGCGGCTGTTCTTGTGGGTGAGCACCAGGTAGGCGTCGCCGCCCAGCGGCGGAAATGCGATGCGCTCATAAGGGACCTGGATGCTCTGACCCACGCCGATCGGGACCTCGACGTACTCGGGGTGGATCGGGCCGAACATGGTCTGCACCGTCTCGCCCAGACCAGTGGACCCGAAGACCTCCTTCAGCGCGAGCCGTACGGCGTTGGCCACGTCGTACGGCCGGTAGTTGAAGGTCTTGTTGTAGTCGAAGTACTGCTGCTGCTGCGCGATGTGGCGCTTGAGGTATTCAATCGCCTCGCCAAGGCGACCTTCGTACTGCGCCGGGAGGTGGAACTTGGTCCCCCCGAAGCTGAGATCACTCTCAGTGATGCTCTGGCCGCCGATCTCCGCGAGCAGCGCCATCGCGGCGGCCTGCGCCTTCTCCTGCTGGGAGAGACTGGTTGCCTGCTCGGTGTGCCGAGTCTGCACCATGTCCAGCAGTCGCTGCGCGGCGTTCGTGTGCTCTGACATGTCGGTTCCTCTCCGATGTGTCACGTCACCTTGGGGTGACGCAGTGGGCGGGGGTGGAGTTGAACCACCACGACGTACTGGCCTGGCCCGTGCCGTTCGGCACGTTGCACGCACGCCATAAAGCCCTATCGCCCTTGGGCCCGCCCCCGAAGGGGCGGGGTAGTGCTACCGCTCGTTGCTGGGCGGGTTTTCGTCGGCGAGGCTCTCGTCCTTCTTGAGGACCAGAGCCGCCGCCCACTCAGCCTTCGCCTCCGCGACGGCCTCGGCGATGACCTCGTTGAGGTTTTCTTGCACCGTAGCGATCTGGTCGTTGTAAACGAACCTGCGGAGAGTCCGGTTCATCCTGATCCGGGCGGGGCTCACAGGCTTGCCGCCGAAGACGCCTTCGGTACGGGCCGTGTCGAGGAAGTGGGTGTATGTCTCGCACCACCCCTGGTCCCTGCCCAGATTGATCAGCTCCCCCTCGGTAAGGGGAAGCTTCTTCAGGACGGTCGTCGCTGTCTCGTAGTAGTCGCGCACGTTGTGCGCGATCCACGAGACCATCGGGTTACTTGACTGCTTCAGCTCTTCCCATGCTGCCGGTTCGGCGTCGCGGCAAGCGTCCTCCGTGGCGACCAGCTCAGCCCGCGCTTTGCGGCTGGCCCGCTGAAACTCGTGGCTGTACCGGTCGGCGAGTACGCTGACCTGGTATTTCTTGCCGACTTCCTCGCGCGTCTTCTCGTACGCGTCCTTGGCGTCCGAGATGGTCTTCAGGTACTTCTCGACCTCAGGAAGCATGATCTTTCCTCTCCTCTTCGGGATGAAGCGGCTCGCGCCCCGCGAGCCCGTCGGCAGGGTTGGATTCGAACCAACGCAGGCCCCGCATTCCGGGGGGCGGCAAGTGCACAGTTGCCCGGGGTAGCCAACCCCCATCCTGCCGATGGTGCTCCCCTCCTCCAGCGGCCTTGGCCATCCGAGGAGGAGGGGAGGTCATTACGTGGCGCTCACGCGCCACTTCTCTTCTTCGTGGTCGAAGAAGAGCTTGCACGTCTCACCCCGCAGGATGCCGTCGCTGCCGAACTCAATGCCCTCCCCTTCCTCTTCGAGGACGTTCATCGCTGCCGCGATGGCGTCGTACATCTCCCGGATTTGCTCGCGGGTCACCGCGCAGCCGCCTTGAACTGCTCCGCGCCGATGTAGCGGGCCACGGCCGTTGTCACACGGGCGTTGGGGTAGCGCGTGAACAGCTCGGCAAGAACGGCTTGCACGTCACCCCTCGCTGCTGACAGGCGCACGGAAACGGAGTTGGTGCCCGTATCGCGTAGCGCCATGATCCTGATGTTCCTGCCGACGGCCGTCACGATGTCGGCCATGTCTTCAGCTGTGAATTTCTGCCCGCTCACGGCGGGCACGTGGATACGCACTGCTCCCCCTTTCAGGGTGGTTGCGTTTCAGGCTGAGCAGCCTAGAGGGCGCACGGCGCCGCCGAAGCGGCATCCGCGCGCCCAGTGGGTGGCTCAGTCGGTCTGGCCGATCCGTTGGTCACCGTGTTCGAGGTAGAAGCGGTCATCGCGCTCTTGTGCGCGGACCTCTGCTCTGCTGCGCATGATCAGGCTCGCAGCGCTGCTGATCTGCGCGAACGTCTCCGCTTCAAGGGCCGCCATGCGGTCCATAAGGGATGCCGTCGGGTCCTCCACCGGCGCGGCCGGTGCGCGCTCCGTCTCCGCGCGGGAGCGTTCGTTGTACAACTCGATCGAGTCGGGGTTTGCCAGGTCCGTGCGCCGCACGTCAAACGCGACGCGATCCAGGCGCTCTTGGCGCAGCAGCGACGTGCGCTCGCGCACGATGGCGCCCATCGTGGGCTCGCGCACGATGGCGCGCTCTTGCCGCGCAGTCTCACGCTCGCGCTGGGCGGCCTCCCTGATGCCCGCACGGACATCCACGGCCGTGAGCTTGAGGACGTACAGCAGCCCTTGGTGGCCCGAGGTGGTGCGGCTGTACTTGACGTTCGGGACGACTACCTCTCCGGAGTCCGCAACCCACCCGATGGGCGTGCGGTAGCTGTAGACCACGTACTGAGCGCCACCGGCGCTCGCGTGGTACTCAGGGGGCAGGTGCCCATACTCACTGGCGCCGCCGGGCGTGGCGCGCATGGCGCCGCCAGTCTCGTACGGCTCGCGATCCATAAGCGCTACGCGGGCACGCCATGAGCGAGTCGGGTACTTAGCCATGATTCCTCCAGTCGGAGTGAAGACCTGACCATCAGGTCAAGACCCGGCGGGGACGGATGCCCCCGCCGGATGTTGAGAGCTGGTCAAAGACCACACGTGTCGTGCGTGCCGGGAGCGTGCCGACGGCCGCACGGGCGCAGCTTCCATGCCTTGCGGTTACGGCGCTCCATGTTGGAGCTCTTGCCCTTCTCGGGCTTCGGCTTGGCGTTAGCCATACCTACGTGTCCTTCCTGTGTCCTGGCCGGGCGAACTCGTTCACTCGCTCGGCAATCCAGATGAGCAGGAGCAGGTTCGCGGAGGCACCGCAAATGGCGATGGCAAGCACCATGACTCTCCTCTCAGTACGGCAACGGACGCCCGGAAGGCGTACGCGTATCGATGGGCTGCGGCCCGCTGGGGCGGGCCGTCTTGCGAATGCGGAGTTGCTTCACATCTCCTCCAGTTCCGCCAGGACGGCGGCCCCCACGGGGTCGCCGATCTCTCCGTGCCCCTGGCAGTAGTCGCTCGGGTCACCGCACACCGGGCACTCCTCGACGCCGTAGGCGTCGGAGCGCTGACAGTCGGAGCCACTGCCCTCCCCGTAGCTGATGTCGCAGCCAGCGTCCTTGCAGAGCAGGCACAGGGCCGGAGCGTCGGTGCTGCTGATCGCAACGTCGAAGCAATCGCGGCACCCGCAGGGCACGTAGCCGCTCATGCCGCCGTCACCTTGACGCCGCCGAGCGGGCCGTTCTCGACCAGGTAGGACGGGTAGTCGAACGGGCACCCGATTTCCGCGTACTCCTCCGCGTCCGCCCAGTCCTCATTGGTGTACGGGTACAGCTCGCCGGAACAGCCATACTGCCCGGTCACTTGCAAATCCTGGTAGTAGCCGGTGTTCCGGCCGTACTCGATGAGCGCAGCCTTGGCCGCCTCATGCGAGGTGACGCGCTGGACGTCGAAACCCCCGATGGGGTTGTGCAAGTACATGATCCAGCGGTAGCGCGTGTCCTTCATGGTTCCTCCAGTCGGAGTGGCAGGGCTGATCAGCCCCAGTGCACGCACGGGCCGCAGCCCGTGCGCACAAGTAGAGATCAGCCGAAGTAGTCGGTGAACAGCTTGTTGCCTTCCGCGCGGTGCGGGTGGAAGGGCGCGGCATAGTCGTCGCTCTTGACCCGCAGGAACTCGCGGGTCTCGTGCATCTCAAGGTCCATGATCTGGGCGAGGATCATCCCGTAGACCTCGTTCGGGGAGTCGAAGATCTCGGAGCTGATCACGCTGGGCACCTCAAGGTGCTTCGGCGTGCTGTACCCATCGCGGGCGCACTCCCGGTTGGTATCGACCGTGTCAACGTCGAACATCACGATCACGTCACCGCCGACGCTGTCCCGGAACTCCTCCGGCACCACCTGTGCGCCGATGGTCCAACCCGGGCGATAGGCCAGGGAGTTGACGATGTCGGCGCACTGCTCTGCAAGCATGTTGCTCTCCGTTCGGAGTAGGGGCAGGTACCGCAGGCTGCGGAACCAAGAGGGTGCCCGTGCGTGACGGGCACCCGATGGCTCTTACAGAACCGTGATCTGCATGTTCGTGATGCGACCGAACGCGGTCGCGCCTCGCGCCCAGAGGGTTTGAAGCTCTTCCGTGTGCGCGGCACACAAGTGCTGTGTGGTCTCCCTGCCATCCGCCCACGCGAACGCGGCGGAGGTGGTGGCAGGCGCGGGTGCTGCCGCGTGGCTCACGTGGTCGCAGTTCATGCGCGCGCCTCGTTTCCCTCGGCGTCGCCGAGGTACAGACCGAACACGCTCGGGAAGTACTCGTCGCGGTCGATGCCGCACCGGTGCCACATATGCACGCACTCACGCCCGCCACCGGGCGTGTCGTACGCGTCCGGGCACGGGCGGGATACGGCCACGCGGCCGGAGCTGTTGCCGTAGGCGCCGCGTGAGACGCTCTCGAAGGTCCACTCCTCGCCCCGGAAGCTATGGACCGTGTCGCCGGTCATCAGGTGACGGCCACTGGGGGCCTTTTCGCCCTCAAGGCGCGCCCAGGCGTACTGCTGCTCGCTCATGTTCTCTCCAGTCGGAGTAGGACGATTGATCAACTGACCAACCAAGAGGGTGCACACCAAAGGTGTGCACCCGATGGTCATCTCAGGCGTTGCGGTGCTCCGCATGACGGAGCGCCTGCCAGCTACCGCGATTGAGGTACCACTGCGCGCCGATCATGTCGGCGACATCGAACGTGTGGAACTCGCACAGGCTCACCCCGATCACCTTTCGCTTGAGTGATTCGCCTCCGCGACGGCCTCGGATGACAGGCTGGTCGTCGTAACGGCCGTAGACCAGCCTGCGTACCTCGCCGTCACACTCGGGCGTGCTTGAGTGCGGCATCCGGCACGCGCGTGCCAGGGACACGGCCGGGAACAGGCCAGGAAACCATTCCCGTGCGTGCTCCTCGCACGCGTACTCCGACCACTGGAGATCATCGGTGATGGTGTGGACCGCGTCGCGGGCACACCATGAGCACCGCCGGTCGGTCATCACGCCGCCGGACGGGTACAGACCAGTGAACGGGGTCAGGGTGTAGCTCATGATCGCTCTCCATTCGGAGTAGTCCGATACGAACCCTCAGGGGTGATCCCTGAGGGCACCGACGGACGCGGGGGGCACTTCGGTGCCCCCCGCAACGTCATGCGGCCCGCCATCATGCGGGCCCGCACCCCATCACTCTCGCCATGGGGTGTATTAGCGTCTGCTCAGCCACGGGAGACACCGATACGCGGTGTCCTGTGCCCTTGTGGCGCTCTCGCAGACCCGCTGTGACCCAACGGGTAGGGGGCAGCCCGCGAGGCTGCCTGTCGCCCGTACGTGACCTCTGTACGGGTAGGGGAAGGATCCCTGCCTGCCTATGGCAGCAGACATGATCATTCGTGCATCGTAAGGGCCCGCTGTACCTCGCCCCCGGGACAAATGTCTCTGCCTCCCGGTAAGCGGGGAACGTCGTTCACCATGGTGGTTTGCCCCCGGACCCTCGCCCTAGGCACCTGCCACGGCCGCCGCTCCCGCGTCAGCCCTGTATGCGTCGCTATTGAGTTCACAAGCACGTCATGCGCTCCGTTGGACGGGCATCTCATCCCGCTTCCCGTGCGCTCCCTTACCTCTCGCGGGAGCGACCCTCGGAGGGGGTCTCGCTCCCGGCTGCTCCCTGGACCCTCAACCCCTCTCGGAGGGGGAGCTGTCCGGTGCTGCTGGGCAGGTGGTGCAGTTCGAGACTCCCCGTAGGAGCTGGGGCAGTCAACATCTTTTGATGTAAAGGAATGGCAAAGGATACAGATGTACAGGTCAGAGCATTGATCATACTCATGGGTAAGGAGCTATCTCATGATGTGAACTGATGTGGAGTACACAGATCAATGGGAAATCAAGATCAGGAAGGGCTCGCCGGACGGGCCGGACACGGCCTCCGTAACGGAGGTGATGCCTGGCGCACCTGGTGTGCGGCAGGGGCATGACAACGGCATGGATGGTCAAGATCAAAAAAAGCAAGGAAGCGCATAGGCGGGGGACTGCACCGCCAGTCCCCCGCTGTCGGCGGTGCCGACCTTGCCGAGACATCGGATCGCGCGGAGCGCATCCGACGCTCTGCCCGTGCCGACGACTGCTGTCGTCTTGCACGGGAAGGGCTGTCCTCGGGCCGGACGGGCCCGAGGGTATCCGGCGAGAGCTGGGCCTGCCCCTGAGGGCAGGAACAGCTCTGCCCCTGACTGCTGGGGCGACGGCCACCACCGGAGGTGGTGACCTAGCCCCGCTCTCTCATCGCGCACCCGCGCGTCCCATCCGGCAGCGGTGTGCCGGATGGGCGTGGTGCGGTGCACCACCGCAGGCCACCGGCCTGCCCTGTGCGGTGCGGTGCACCGCTGTGCCCCCCCTTGAGAGACACTCGGCGACCACGTGAGTGGTCTAGACCCGAGTGTCTCCGTCGGTGCATGGCACCGACCACACTTACCCCTGGTAAGGGCCCCTGACCTGGGCTCTTTGCGTCCGCAAAGAGCTAGTTGGCAGTGCCACGCACTGTCAACCCATCGACCCGGGGGTGTTAAACCCCCTGGTCGATGCCATGGATGGTCTCTCGCTCGGGATTCTTCGCAATCCCGAGCTTCGACCCCATCCCTTACCGCGTCATACGCGCGCCCGTCCGCTAGGGCGGCCGAACGCGCTTTGCGCGACCTTTACGCGCGCGGTGCGCGCCCCCGCCACCGGCGGGCATGGGTAGCCCCCGCAGGAGCTTGGACCTGGGCATTACTCCAGGTCAGCGCGGCATGCAGAGCAGGTACTTGAGACGTTCATTACCCAACCTCGGTGGACCCCCACGGCGCTCCGGCCTCGGGTCGTCCTGCTCTTCGTGGATTCTTGGCCCGGCTGTATCCGGGCACATTTGCTCGACCCCATCTGACGGGCCGACCCCGGTTACTAGCCGGAGACCAGGGAGCGTGCTCCACCTGGCCCCTCATTTCTACCAGCTCGTCCGAGACGTCATACGTATAACCCCCTTGTAGGAACCTACAAGGATCGGGCCGGAATTTTGTAGGAACACACCACTGGGGTCATACGTATGACCCCAGGAGACCTCCAGGACCATGGAGGGGTGATCGACATGGAGCGAGACCACTGCATCGGCCCCCACTGCACCCGGCGGCACGACTTCCCGGATGGTGAGGGCGTTCTGTTCATGGGGGCCCTCGGGCCTGAAGACGGCGCGACCGTCACCTTTCTGCACAAGGAGTGCCAGCGGGACTTTGAGTCCTGCGCTGGCTGCACTGGCGTATCCCGCGCCGGGTGGCACCCCCTGGCCGATCAGATCCCCGCCGATCTGTTCGTCCACACGGACGGCTGTCCGATGATTGAGTACTGGGCGTAGCCGCATACTGGGGCCCATGGAGAAGGAAGAGCTGGCCCTGGAGGGCCTCCTGGGCCTCTGGGGCCCCCGCGCGCAGGCGCAGGTGGATGAGGACGCGTTCAGGGAAGAGAAAGCCCTGGAGCAGCGGGACGCGGCCCTGGAGGGCCTGGAGGCAGCCCGGCGACAGGCGGCCATCGCCGAGCAGGTGACGGCCGCCACCAAGGATCTTCTTGCCCGCAGGACGGCCACGCTGCTGGCACGGGCCGTGCGAGCCGAGGCCGCCATCGCCCGCGTGCGGGCGATGCACAGCAGGCACACCTACGACACTGACGAGTGCCGTCAGTGCGAGGAGGACTACCCCTGCCAGACCATCCGGGCCCTGGATAACGTGGAGGGCTGATGGAGGCTCAGCACGAGGGGCCGTGCTGCCCGGCCTGCGAGCGCCAGGCAGCACAAGGCGAAGGCGTCAGGCCGGAGGGGTTCTGCTGCTGCCGCGACCACAAGATCCTGGAAGGACCGTGGTAGGGCTGATGGCTTGTCCTACCGACAAGATTCGCTACCGCGATGAGATCGCGGCCAAGTTGTCCCTGGCGTCCGTCTCCGCCAAGGACGGCTCCCGCCGTCCGAAGACGGAGCGCAGGCCGTACCGGTGCCCGCAGTGCGCCGGGTGGCACCTGACGAGCAAGAGGTAGGGCATGGCACGCATCTACGTCTCCAAGGCTGGCGGCGGCACGGTCTACGACAGTGCCAACGCCAAGAAGATCTTCGTCTCCGCCATCCGCTCCGGCTTCTCCGTCGAGCAGGCGCTGAAGTCCTGCGGCAAGGCCGAGAGCACCTACAGCTACTGGCGCAAGACCGATCCGGACTTCCGCAAGCTCGTGGAGGAGGTTCGCGGCACCCAGGCGCAGCGCCGCGCGACCAACGCGGTGGAGATCCCGGATTTCCCGGAGTTTTCCGAGAAGTACTTGGGTACCCAGATGTTCTGGCACCAGAAGCAGTGGTATGACCTCCTGGAGGGCAGGGCCCCCCGGGACCTGCACGAGGCCCAGTTCTACATGCCCGGTGAGCCGGACATGGTCTTGATCAACACCCCTCCGGAGCACAGTAAGTCCACGACGGTCACGGTCAACTACGTGACCTGGCGGATCTGCCAGGACCCCAACATCCGCGTCCTGATCGTCTCCAAGACCCAGGACATGGCCAAGAAGTTCCTGCTCTCGATCAAGGAGCGCCTGGCCGAGTCTGACACCTACTACGAGCTTCAGACCAAGTTCGGCCCGCCCGGCGGCTTTGCCGAGGGCTCCGCCTCCTGGACGGCCGACCGGATCTACGTCGCCGGGCGCGAGTCCGGCGAGAAGGACCCCACGGTCCAGGCTCTGGGCATCAAGGGCCACATCTACGGATCCCGTGCCGACCTGGTGATCATGGACGACTGCGTCGATCACACCAATCACGGCGACTACGTCAAGCAGATCGACTGGATCCAGAACATGGTCATGTCCCGCGTCGCAGACGCGGGCGGCAAGATGATCATCGTGGGGACCAGGATCGAGACCACCGACCTCTACTCCGAGATCATGAAGTCCGAGTACTACGGCGAGGACGCCTCGCCCTGGACCTACCTGACCCAGCCCGCCGTCCTGGAGTACGGCGAGACCAGCGCCGACTGGAAGACCCTGTGGCCCTTCACCAACCGGGCCCCGGTCTCCATCCAGGGCCGTCGCGTCCTGGAGGGCCAGGGCTGGCCGCAGGAGGGTCTGTGGCCGATGTGGAACGGCTCCGCGCTCGCCCGCAAGCGGGCGCGCATGTCGCCCCGCAACTGGTCGATGGTCTACCAGCAGGAGCAGGTCGCGGACGACCAGGTCTTCGCGACCAAGGACGTCATGGGCTGCATCGATGAGCAGCGCTATGCCGGGCGCCTGGTCGATGGCGTCTCCGGCCACCGCCGGTACGGCATGGAGGGACTGTTCATCGTCGCCGGGCTGGACCCGGCCGATGTGGGCAGCACCGCCGCTGTCGTGATCGGTCTGGACCGCCAGACCGGTACTCGGTGGGTCCTGGATGTCTACAACAAGCGGGGCACCCGCCCGCATGAGCTGCGGGAGCTGATCCGGTCCTGGACCGACAGGTACCGCATCGCGGAGTGGCGGATCGAGAAGAACGCCTTCCAGGGGTCGATCCTTCAAGACGACGAACTCAAGACCTACCTGTACGGCCGTGGCTGCGTCATGACCGGCCACTTCACCGGCAGCAACAAGTACGACTCGAACTACGGCGTCTCCTCCATGGCGACGCTGTTCCACAACAGCGCCGCCGGTCAGAACCTGATCAGGCTGCCGTCGAGGTACCAGTCCGAGGGCGCCCGCGCCCTGATCGAGCAGTTGTGCACCTGGAACCCGATCCCGGCCGGTACGCGCAGGCACAGCCAGGCCGGGCACTGGGACGCGGTCATGGCCCTGTGGTTTGCCGAGATCCGCTGCCGGGAGATGATGCAGGGGGAGTACAGCGACTATCACCTCAGCTCGGAGTTCATCTCCGACCGTGACAACGAGAACCAGTTCGTCATAGACGTGGACTTCGCCATGTCCCAGGGGGGTATACAACCCTGGGACGGGCGGCTTTGGTAGGAGGAGACCATGGAGCAGCACTGCGCACGTTGCCATCAGCGGATCAGCCGCTGCATCTGTCCGCCCCGTCCGGGAGTGCAGGAGACATCATGAGCGCACCGCTGAGCGCCGACGCGTTCATTCGTGCGCTGAAGGCCGAGGGCCTCAGCGTGCACGAGCATGCCAACTGGAGGTCCCACACCCGCAGCGGCAGCGGTCGCCCCTGGGGGCCGGTTCACGGCGTGATGATGCACCACACCGCATCCGGCACCTCCGGGATCGTTGAGTACTGCTACAGGGGCTCATCGGCCCTGCCGGGGCCGCTGTGCCACGGCGTCATCGACAAAACCGGTCTGGTGACCCTGGTCGGTTACGGCCGGACCAATCACGCCGGTGGAGGCGACCGCGACGTGCTCAACGCGGTGATCGCGGAGTCCTACGCCACCAATCCCCCGGCCACCCACGAACACCAGGACTCCGATGGAGCCGTGGATGGCAACAAGTCCTTCTACGGCTTCGAGGCCGTCAATCACGGCGACGGCAAGGACCCCTGGCCCGTGGTGCAGTACGAAGCCATGGTGAAGGCGGCAGCCGCCATCTGCCGGGTTCACGCCTGGACGGGCAAGTCGGCCATTGGCCACAAGGAGTGGTCGGATCAGAAGTCCGACCCCAAGGCCCCGTGGACCATGGCCACCTTCCGCCACGACGTGGCGGCCTGCCTGGCCAAGAAGCCCGGCGCATGGCACATCGTCCCTGAGCCCGAGGTCAAGCTGACGGTCGAGCAGCGGCTCGACCGCATCGAGAAGAAGCTCGGACTCGATTAGCCCTACAGTTTGTAGTGTCAGTAAGGAGGCGTGATGGACATTGATTTCGTAGCCCGGCGCGTAGACGCCCTCCGTCGCGCCTCCGCTGAGCGCGATTCGCGGTATCAGGAGCTGTACGACGTACGTCGTGGTCAGCTCTCGGATGTCATGCCCGGCTCGCTGCCGGACGCATGGCCCAAGCCCATCGTGGCCAACTGGATCGACAATGCGGCCCGGCAGCTCGCTGAGAACCTGGCTCCGCTGCCGTCGATCAACTGCGCCACCGGCGTGATGTCCTCGGAGGCCTCGCGGAAGTTCGCGGGCAAGCGGACCAAGATCGCATACAGCTACATCTTCGAGTCCGAACTCAAGAAGAAGATGCCGACGGCGTGCGACTGGTACATCTCGTACGGCATGCTGCCGATCATCATCGAGCCCGACTGGGAAGCCGGTCGGCCGGTCATGCGGTTCGACAACCCGATGAAGTCCTACCCGCAGTGGGATATGCGGGGCCGGGTGATCAGTTACACCAAGGTCTGGCGCGAAGAGGCCTGGAAGCTCGCGGCCAAGTTCCCGGAGTTCCGGGGCATCATCCTGGGCAAGACCGGCAGCCCCTGGGATCAGGGCTCAAGCCCTGACACCCTCCTGGAGTGCGTGAAGTACTGCGACAAGGACAACTACGTCCTGTACCTGCCGGAGCGCAAGAACCAGGTTCTGCTCAACACGCCGAACCCGTTCGGCAAGGTGCCGGTCGCTATCGCGTGCAAGCCCACCTACGACGATCAGCCGCGCGGACAGTTCGATGACGCCAAGTGGGTACATCTGGCTCGGGCCAAGATGGCCCTGCTCGGCCTGGAGGCCACACAGAAGACGGTGCGTGCACCGCTGGCCATCCCGACCGACGTGCAGAAGATCCCGTTCGGCGACGACGCGATCCTGCGGACCAACAACCCCCGGGACATCGTCCGCGTCGGCCAGGACTTCCCGGCCGCAGCCTTCCAGCAGGAAGCGATGCTGGAGCAGGAGATCATGCGGGCAACCCGCACTCCCGCTGCGGCCACCGGCGATGTCAACGCCTCGATCATCACCGGCAAGGGCGTCGAAGCCCTTGGCGCCGGATATGACATCCAGATCGTCACCGGCCAGGCCATGCTGGGCGCGGCGCTCGAAGACGCCATCGCCCTGGCCTTCGAGATGGACGAAGCGTTCTGGCCGGACCAGAGCAAGACCATCAAGGGGACGGTGAACGGTACGCCGTTCACCGAGACCTACCGCCCGGCCAAGGACATCAAGGGCGACTACACGGTCAACGTCTCGTACGGGTTCGCCTCCGGCATGAACCCGAACCAGGCGCTGGTGTTCTTGCTCCAGCTCCGTGGCGACCAGGACATCAGCCGTGATTTCCTCCAGCGGCAACTGCCGATGGACATTGACGTGGCTCAGATGCAGAGCCAGATCGACAACGAGCAGGTGACGGACGCTCTCAAGCAGGGCGTCTTCGCGATGCTCTCCAGCGCGGGGATCATGGCCCAGCAGGGCATGGATCCCACGGAGACCCTGCGCAAGGCCGCGTCGATCATTGAGATGCGGGAGAAGGGGACGCCCATGCATGAGGCGATCCTCAAGGCGTTCGCGCCGCCCCCGGCGCCCCGGGGCCCGGCAGCACCTGGAGCCCCGGGTGAAGCGGGCGCCGGAGGCGGCGTTCCCTACGGTATCAATCCCGCCACCGGCGCCCCCGGCGGCGTAGCCCCCGGCCAGGCCGGAATGGGCCTCGGCGGCAAGCCGGATCTCCAGACCCTCCTCGCCGGTCTCGGCGCTGGGGGCAAGCCCCAGCTCTCGGCATCAGTGAAGAGGAGCGTTCCCGCGTGACCTGTAAGAAGTGTGGCCGCACGGCCGCCGAAGGCGGCGGCCACTGGATTGGCTGCGAAGCCCTTAAGCGCGGCACGCAGTCCCCTGCCGTGCCGCTCAAGGAAAGCCCCGAGGCACCTCCTGGGGGCTGTGAGCACGAAGGCTGCGAGCAGCCCAAGTACAGCAGTCACCAGTCGGTGAAGTACTGCCAGACCCATCGCGACCCGAAGAACAGGAAGTAAGCCATGACTGACGGATGGGGCGGCGACCCCGGTCACAGCGGCGCGAAGCCGATGATGCACCTCCAGGGCGGCATGGCCGCTCCGCACACCCAGACGCCCATGACCTCCGAGGCCATGACCGGTGGCCGTGTCGGCGCGACTGACACTGCTCCGATCGACACCGGCTGGGAGGCGTTCCTGTCGTCCAGCGGTGGCGACACCCCCAACCGGGGCACCGACGCCCGGAACAAGACCACCTGAGAGGTAACCAATGGCGGGCAAGGGGGGCTACCAAGCCCCGGCTCGCCCGGCCCCGGTCTCCGGGCCGGGCGCTCTCTCCAGGCGTACGGATGGCAGCCCCGGCCAGCCGATTCGCACGCCCACGGGTGGTTCGTACGGTGAGGCAACGGAACTAACGGGGCTTCAGCAGGCTGCGCCACTGGCGCAATCTCCTGGTGGCACCACCGCGCCCAGCCTCCTGGGGGGTCTCACCCTCCCCCAAGGGGCCGGGTTCGATGAGGGGACTCAGGAGCCGGGCACGCCGGTCACGGCGGGCGCCGCCCTGGGCGCAGGCCCCGGCACGGAAGCTCTGGGCATCACCGACCAGGAAGACACGGACCTGCGGGCCCTGGTCAACTACCTGCCGGTGTATGAGGCCATGGCCAATGTGCCAGGCAGCAGCAAGGCTGCCCGGAACGCCGTGCGGTCGCTCAAGGCGTACGCAGGGGGTGCGTGATGGAGTGGTGGAACGAGTTCGGCGCGTACGTGATGGGCCTGGAGGGTTTTCCTGCCCTGGCGCACGACATGACGCACAATGGCCCCCGTGGCGATTTCGGGTACACGCTGACGGCGCTGATGAACAACACCGCCACCCCGATCGACCTGTACCCGCCTGACGAGCCCGACTTCTCGGGACTGGGGGGCTGATGGGCTTCGGGAGCTGGCTCAGCGATGTCGGTGACAGCATCGCCACCGGCCTGCGGGCTGGGGTCAACACGGTCAACGCCCTGGACCCCTTCAACAAGATCCACTATGACGTGACCAGCGCCGCAGCCCCCGAGAAGGAGCTGCGGACCGCAGGCGTGGGCCTGGAGGCGTTCGGGGCCGGTACACAGTGGGTGCGCACCAATGTGGTGTCGCACCCCATAAGCACGCTCCTACTTCAGGCCAAGCGTGCGGGCACCGATCCCGGCGTGTACTTTTCGACTGCCGACTGGTCGTCTGCGTGGAAAGCGGCCTGGAACGTCTCTCCCGGCCAGGCAGCCCTGCTGGGCCAGCAGTCGTTCCTCAACAACCCCAACGCCCCCCTGGGCGCGCAGCAGGCAGAGAAAGCCATCGCCTCGCCCCTCCAGTACTACAAGCCCGCCGCAGCGGATTTGCCCGCCGGGTTCGACGCCCTGCCCGAGGACGAGCAGCAGCGAATCCTCAGGGAAGCGGGCATGCCGGTCACCGGCAACCGTTACGTGGAGGAACTGCGCCAGAGCTCGACGTTCTACAAGAACGCCAGTGGCGTGCTGGACTTCAGCCTGGCCTGGTGGGCCGACCCCACCATCGTGGGCGGCAAGCTGGCCGTCGGCGCCCGTCGGGCACGGATGATCCGACAGCACGGCGCGCAGGGCTGGTCAACCGCTGATATCGACACGATTCTGAACGAATCGACCATGGTCAAGACTCAGAAGTACATCCTTGACAATCGGGACAACCCTCAGCTTCTGAACAACCTGCACTTCGCGGAGGACTCCGCGATGGGGCCGCGCTTCGGCCACATCGCCTCGCTGCTCAAGGACGAGGAGGAGGTCAATCTCTTCCTCCGCGTCGGCATGGGCGACCTCACGGCCATGGACCGCCTCATCGGCAAGAACAAGCTGGTCGAGGGCCGCCTGGCGCAGATGAACGACCGCATCGGCGGTCTGAATCTCATGCGCACGCGCTGGCTGCACAATCCCAACATCCAGGCGACGATCGATCAGCAGATCGCCGATCTTGAGGCGCGCATCAACGCCGACGACCTCATGAAGCTGCGCTACAGCGAGATCCTTGAGCATGGCGACGAGATCGACAAGATCAACCTCTCGCGCTGGGGATTCGCCCGCGCGGAGCAGAAGACCGAGGCGCAAAACGCCTATCGCGCTGGTGCCGCATACGGCTACAAGACCGAGCGCGAACGAGTGATCACGCCGGGCGTGCCGCTCATCTCCAGGGTCGGGGCGCCTTTGGCGACCCCGATCGACGGGGGCATGGTCAAGCAGCGCATCTGGGGCCTGGGCGACTTCTTCTCCACGCCGGTCACGGTGGTGCGTGCGCTCAAGGAGGCCAACCCCAATGGGTGGATGCGCATTGACGACATCACCAAAGACTCGGTGGCCGAGCTGCGCGCCCACGTGGCGCGCATTCCGAACATCACCGCAGAGGCACGCCTGAAGGCGGTCAACGACTACCTGAAGACCTCCACCGACGGTGAGCGCCTGGCATACCTGACCGACCTGGACAACATGGCCGTGGCGAAGATCGCCGAGAAGCACGGCATGGACCCCAAGGCTGGCCAGGAGCTGCACAAGAGTTACGTCATCAAGCGCCGGAAGGAGGTGGAGAACGCCAAGGCGTACGGAGCCAGCAAGAAGCCCGGCAGCACCAATGACATTCGCGTGGATGAGTTCGAGGACGCCGGTGGGCGCGTCGTCATCCACCCCCACACGGTGACCCGGTTGGCCAACACCCACGTCCTCACCCCTCTGGACGAGTTCGACAAGGTGCTGGCCCGGCACAGCTCCGCACTGTCGGCCCTGCGCGAGACGCGCGTGGGCAATCCCGACTGGCTGATCGATGGCTCCGAGTTCCTGACCAGCCTGTTCAAGGTTTCTGTGCTGGCCCGTCTGGGCTACATCCCCCGCGTCATCGGCGATGACCTCGCCGGTCAGTGGTCTGCAGCGGGCTCCGCCGCCATGGCGGCCCGTATCGGTTGGGGCGTGCGCAACGGCGCCACCAACACCGCCCGCGCGCTGGCGTATCCCTGGCAGGCAGCCAGGGAGCAGGTGCAGCGCGAAGGCGTGAAGTACGCCGACGAAGAGATCAAGATCGCGGAAGCCCAGAACAAGGCGCTCCGCGCCCAGCTCAAGGGAATCCAGGCTTCGAACGCACGGGATCTCGCCCGCGCGCAGAAGAGGTTCACCCGCGCTGAGACGCGGTACCGGGCGCTCGACCCGGCGGATCGCAGCCCCAAGGCCCTGGCGGTCCGCCAGTACCACCAGCAGCAGCTCAGCCAGCTCCGTCAGGCCAATAGTCGCGTGGCGGCTGGCCCATCGGCCGGGCGCATGGCGCACGTGGCGCGGCAGGACCAGCGTATCCAGTACCTGACGACATACCGGGACCTCGCGCAGCGGAAGGCTGACGACCTGGCTAAGTGGCGCACGGTGGAGCGCCAGGGCGACAAGCCGGTCGTGGTTGACGGCATCACCTTCCCCGCCGCGTTCGGCGGCAAGGAGGGCGAGTACATGCACGCTCAGGTCTCGGCTGACGAGTCGATCGGCAACATCTTCGCGAGCAACAAGCAGCTCATGCATGGCAACCTCATGCGCTCCTTCGATCACGGCGGACGCGTGATCCGTACCGCCGAGGACGAAGAACTGCACGCCCAGTCCTGGGCGCATGCGATCAACGCGCAGATCATGCAGGATCCCCTGGAGCGCATGGCGGTCCAGGGGGCCGACGTGACCACCATGAAGAAGTGGCTGTATCGCGATCCGGCCGGTAAGGAGTACCGGCGCCGCATCGGCCTGAAGCTGGCCACGCCGGAGGCGCTGGCACAGTCCGCCAAGCACGAGGTGGACGATCTCCTGCCGGACTGGACCATCCGGCAGGCCGCCATGGACGGCACGCTCACGCCGGAGTTCCTCAAGAAGGCAGTCCCCCGGCCGGTGGACCGGCCCGAGGTCCACACCGGGATGATCGGCGTTCAGGGTCAGGGTGGTTTCCAGCAGGGGCTGGACCGCATTCAGCAGAAGTGGTTCAACTTCGCCGCCACCATCCCGTCGAACCGGATGAGCCGCCACCCTCTGTACAACCAGCTCTACGAAGGTCACACCAAGATCATTGCCAAGTCGCGCAAGCTCCAGGGCGGCTTCACGGTCTCCGATGTGGACCAGATGACCACCGCCGCCCGGCGGCTCGCGCTGCGCGACATGCGCAAACTCGTCTTCGATATCGCCCACCGCAGTGACGCCGCAGCGGCCATGCGCTTCATCTCGCCGTTCTTCTCCGCCACGGCGGAGTCGTTCCAGCGCTGGGGCCGCATCATCGCCGACAAGCCCCAGGTGGTCGGCTACGCGGCCAACTTCTTCAACGCCCCCATCGCCGCCGGGTCCATGCAGGACTCCGACGGCAACACCATCATGCAGGGCGGCTACCGCATGGTGAAGGACGCCAAGACCGGCAAGTTCAAGAAGGAGCTGGTCCCCAAGGCCGAGCGGTGGATCGTGGGGCGCATGCCCCACTGGCTGGCCGATTCCCCGGTGGGAATCGCGCTGGGCGTGGAGCACTCCAGTGGCAACTTCGCCTTGAGCCAGAACAGCATGAACCTGGTGACCCAGGGAGATCCCTGGTTCAACCCGGGCGTCGGCCCGGTTGTTCAGATCCCGGTCAATGAGCTGGTGAAGGACAAGCCTTCGCAGGCCGAGACGGCCCGAGCCCTGGGGATTCTGCCCTTCGGCCCCCAGCAGGGAGGGGTTGTCGGCCGCACGACCGGGTTCGTCACGTCAGCGCCGATCAAGAACTTCCTGACCGCCTTCGACACCTCGGACGAGCGGTACCAGGCAGTCAAGCTCCAGATCGTCCAGCGCGCCGCGTACGAGCACGACAATCTCGGTAAGCCGATGCCGTCAGCGCAGCGGATTGCCGACATGACCAGGGAGTACTGGCTTTTCAGCGCCGCATCGGCGTTCAGCCAGCCGATGGCCACCAAGCGCAAGGACGCGTTCCAGTTCTACCGGGACCAGTACAACAACCTGCGTCGTCAGGACCCGCAGAAGGCGGACCAGAACTTTCTGGACCGCTTCGGCGAGAGCTACTTCGTCTTCGCCCAGGCGCAGAGCCAGAACCTCACCGGCACCCAGGCCACCAAGCGAGCCTTTGAGCTGAGCCAGGAGTACGCCCCGCTGATCGCGGAACATCCCGAGCTGGGCGCCTTGATCGTGGGCCCGGAGGGCAATGGGCCCTTCAGCCCCGAGGTGTACTCCTACCAGCTCAACCATCCGGTTACCCCGGGTGGGTCCGAGATGCAGCGGACCAAGATGTCCGCTGATGAAGCCATGGCCGAGAATCAGCGCAGGCTGGGCTGGTCGAAGTACATGGCGCGGATGAACAGCCTCAACGCCAAGCTCACCTCCGCCGGGTTCACCTCGTTTGAGGACCAGGGGGCCGAGTCGCTCAAGCAGGACAAGCAGAACTGGACCAAGCTCTACGCCGAGCCGCTGTATCCGGACGGGTCTCCGAATCCGTACTACAACGACGAGTGGAGCAAGGACTTCTACTCGTTCGACGTGCGCAAGAACGACCGTATGGTCGCCGCCCTGACCGATCTGGTGCGTTCGGATCTCGCCGATGATCCCCGCCGCACCGACCTGAGGAAGCTCCAGGAATACCTCGGTGGGCGCCAGCAGGTAATGGCGGAATTGAACGCCCGCGACGCTGCGGGCGGCGCCAAGATGCTGAGCGCGAAGGCCAACTCCGACCTGTCCCTGCGGTGGGGACGATTTGTTGACGGACTGGTCGAATCGGACACTAACTTTGGGGATCTGTACCACCGGTACCTGTCCCGAGACCTTGGGGTTGAGGTTGTGGAGGAGGAGAGCTGATGAGCGTCACCAAGAAGAGCCCCACTTCCAGCGGCGAAGACGTTGGAGCGGGGAAGTTCGGCGACACGACCACCACCACCGGCGGCAAGGTATTCATGGGCATGCGGCCTCCGCCGCAGCAGACGTTCGGTTCCTATGGCGCCGCTGTGGCGGCGGGTCAGGCCCAGGTGTCGCAGCAGTACCAGTCGTACGGAGCCGCTGTGGCGGCGGGCAAGAAGCAGGTCGCCAAGCGGAGCATCTTCCTGAGCGTGGCCGACGCCTTGGCGTCGTACGACACCTGGACCGACAAGAAGCGCCAGGATTTCCTGGCCAAACTGAAGATCTCCGGCCTGGTGCAGGCCGACGCCGGTGAGATCGAGGCATACAGGGTCTGGCAGGTCCTGGTGGAGGAGTCCGCTCGCAAGACGGCCAATGGCCGTAACGTCTCGCCCTTCGACATCCTGGGCTCATATGTGAGCCAGGCTGGCGGCATGGGTAAGGGCGCATGGCAGACCAGCGCCGATGGGCGCTGGAAGACCAACGTCGTCACCGGTGAGCGTCAGTACGTCGGACCGCGCTTCACGACCACCACGGACAGCCGGATCGATGTCACTGATCCGGCGACAGCCCGTGCCATCGCGACCAAGATGTTCCAGGAGCTGATGGGCCGCGACCCCGGCAAGGGGGAACTGGCCAACTTCGGCACGGCCCTGTCGTCGGCCGAGGCGTCGAACCCGGCGGTTGCGACGACCACGACTGAATACGGCACCGCAGGCGCCCAGGCCGGTGAGGTGATCGGCTCCAGCACGGTCACCTCGGGCGGCGTCAGCGCCGAGGGTAAGGCGCAGATCGCCGAGGAGCAGGCCAAGAAGAAGCCCGAGTACGGCGCTACGCAGAGCGCGACGACGTACATGAACGCACTGGAGAACGAGGTCTACGGGGCGCCGGAATGAGCGGCATCACGGGTGAGCAGTTGGTAGCGGCAGCCAGGAGCTGGCTTGGCACGCCCTATCAATGGGGCGGGGAATCCCGCTCCGGCGTGGACTGCTCCGCCCTGGTCCAGAACATCTACAAGTCGTTCGGCATCGACATCCCCCGGGTCACCTTCAACCAGATCGGCGTCGGCGCCAGCGTCGGCCTTGGCAAGCTCCGCGCAGGCGACCTGGTGTTCTTCGACACCGATGCCAAGAGGAGTGGTCCAGACCACGTCGGTATCTACATCGGTGGCGGAAAGTTCATCCACGCGCCGAAGACCGGCGACGTGGTGAAGGTCAGCTCCCTGACGGACTCGTACTACAGCAACCGGTGGATGGGCGGACGCCGGATCAACGGCGTTGTCACCTCCGCCGACTACGGCGAGGACGTCAGCCAGGCGCCGGAGGTCAAGCTCTCCAAGACCGAGCTGGCCGAGACCTACGGCATGAGCTACGCGTTCTTCAAGTCGCAGCCGGAGCTGATGAAGAAGCTCAACGAGGCGGTCGAGGGGCAGTGGGACGCCAACCACTTCACGGCCGAGCTGAAGAACACGAAGTGGTGGAAAGACAACTCCAAGAGCATGCGCGAAGCGCAGGTTATGGCCAAGACCGACCCGGCTACGTATCGGGCCAGCCTCGCCGCCGCGCAGGCTGTCGCCGCGCAGGCGGCGGTGAAGATGGGCGCCGTCCTGTCCACCAAGCAGCTCGCCAAGCTGGCGAAGAACATGATCACGTTCCAGTGGAACGACGCTCAGGTGGCCAACTACATGGGCCAGTACGTGAAGTTCAACGAGGATCACGTCCTGGGAGGCCAGGCCGGGGCCGCCGCTGCGGCCATCGAGAAGAACTCCTACGACAACGGCATCCAGGTCTCGGACCAGACGGTGAAGAACCAGGCCGCGTACCTCATGCGCGGCCTGACCACCATGGAGAAGATCCAGGGAGAAAGCCGCCAGCAGGCGGCGGGCGCCTATCCGGCGTTCGCCGACCAGATCAACGCCGGTGCGTCCATGCGCGACATCGCGCAGCCGTACATCCAGATGGTGGCCCAGGAGCTGGGGCTGCCGGAGACGGATGTGGATCTATGGCATCCCAAGGTCCGTAGCGCTCTCCAGCGCAAGGACTCGGCGGGCGCTCCCGCACCCATGACCCTGACGGATTTCCGTACCGCGCTGCGGGATGATCCCGCGTGGCGCAGGACGCCGCAGGCGGCGGATGCGATGCTCACGGTCGGAAGGCAAGTGCTCTCCGACTTCGGATTGCTGCGGTGAATGAATGGCAGGCTTCGAGGCGTTCTTCTGGGCCATCGCCCAGCAGGAATCAGGAGGGTCGTACACGGCCGTAGGGCCGCAGACCACGTACGGCCACGCCTACGGCAAGTACCAGGTGCTCCAGGGGAACATCGCCCCCTGGACGAAAAAGTACTTCGGACGTGCCCTCACGCCGCAGCAGTTCCTGGCGAGCCCGCAGGCCCAGGAGGCCGTGGCTCGCGGTGTCCTCAAGGGGTACTACAACCGATACGGCGCCCGAGGCGCCGCTGCCATGTGGTACTCCGGGCAGTCCGACCCGAATAAGACTTACGGAAACCCGCCGGTCTACAAGTACGTCAACTCCGTGATGAAGCGCGTTGGCGGGTACTCCGGGCAGTCCACCCTGTACGCCGCATCCACATCAGGAGGGTCCACCGTGGCGAAGCTCGATGACCGCACGATGGCCTCCATGTACGGCTTGTCATACGACATGATCAAGTCGTCCCCGGAGCTGAAGAAGCTCTTCCGTAAGGCGGTGAATGAGGGCTGGAGCGGCACGCTGTTCGCCGCCCACCTGAAGAACAGCAAGTGGTGGAAGACTCAGTCTTCCACCCTGCGCAAGTACATCACCCAGAAGTACACCGACCCGGCCACCTGGAAGCAGAGCAACTCAGCATCCGCCGCGAAGATCAACGCCCTGGCCATCCAGATCGGCCTGGGCCGCCAGATCTCCAAGGGTGACTACACCAAGCTCCTCCAGGAAGCCCTCTACAAGTCCCGCGCGCTCGGCTGGTCCGAGGAGCGGATCAAGGATTACCTCGGAGCCCGCGTCACCACGCACGGTGGTGTGATGTGGGGCGAAGCCGGGGAGGCCTTCGACAAGCTCCATGAGCTGGCCTATCTCAACGGCATGTCGTACAAGACATGGTTCGCCACCGAGGCCCGCGACATCGTCTCGGGCAAGTCCACCCTGGAGACTGCTGAGGCCAAGATCCGCAAGGAGGCGGCGGCGAAGTACAGCGCTTTCGCCGATCAGATCAAGGCGGGCCAGAACGTCATGGATCTGGCCTCGCCGTACATCCGCTCGGTCGCCTCCATCCTGGAGTTGGCCGAGACGGACATCGACCTGAAGAACAAGTACGTCTCCGACGCCATGACCGGCGCCAAGGCGGGTGCGAACTACCCCTTGTGGGAGTTCGAGAACAAGCTGCGTGAAGATCCACTGTGGAAGAAGACCAACAACGCCCGCGAGGGCATGATGACCACAGCGCGGGCCGTCTTGCGCGATTTCGGTTTTGCCTACTAGTGGAGGGAGTGCTGTGACTACAGCAATGGAAGAGCAGTACGTCCCCGAGGACTTCCAGACCGAACTGGATCTGCCGACGGCGCAGCCGGTTGACCAGGCCGCACTGGGCAGCTCCAAGGCCGCTCTGACGCGCGCCAAGCTCGCCTCCCGGGCCGCAAAGAGCACCGTCTCGACGATCGAGCGGGCTCTGAAGCGGGAGGGCCTGTCGGCCAAGGGCAAGAAGGCGCTCCAGGAGCAGCTCACTCGCGCGCAGGCGTCGTATCAGAAGGCCGTCAAAGCCCAGACCGAGGCTCGGAACAAGGTCTACGAGACTGGCGGCGAGTACGAGAAGCTCCTGGAGGGAGCCAACCGGGACGCCTTTCTCGCGCTGCGGACCCTGTTCTCGGGGTTCGGCCTGGGCTCCCTGGCGGGCAAGATCTACGACTACGCCAAGCAGGGCTATGGCGCCGACACGATCTCACTACTCCTCCAGGACACCAATGAGTACAAGCAGCGCTTCGCCGGGAACGAGGCCCGCCTGAAGGCGGGTCTGCCAGTACTCAGCCCGGCTGAGTACCTGAGCGTGGAGAGTGCCTACCGCCAGGTACTCCAGGACGCAGGGCTGCCCAAGGGGTTCTATGACAACCCTGCCGACTTCCAGAAGTGGATCTCCTCCGACATCTCCCCCACGGAGATCAAGAGCCGGGTGGACATCGCCACCGCCGAAGTCTCGCAGTTCGATGACGTGGCCAAGCAGCAGCTTGCTCTCTTCTATGGCGTGGACGAGAAGTCCCTGGTGGCGTACGCCCTGGACCGCACCCGTGGCGTGGCCCTGCTCCAGAAGCAGGCCAGCGCCGCACAGTTCGGTGCCGAGGCAGCGCGGCGCGGGCTGGCCACAGACCGGACCCGGATGGAGGGCTACATCAGCCAGGGACTGTCCCAGTCCCAGGCTGCGCAGGGTTTCCAGATCATCTCCGAGGAGCTGCCGAACCTCACCGCCATCGCCGAGCGCTTTGGTACCACGTTCGGCCAGGTAGAGGCCGAGCAGGCGGTCTTCGGCACCTCCGCCTTCGCCGCTGAGAAGCGCAAGGGTCTGGCCTCGCAGGAGCGAGCCCTGTTCGGAGGCAGCCAGGGCTCCAGCGCGGCCGGGCTGTCGGCCGGGTATCGTGCGACGTAGCGGGGTAGAGCAGCTCGGTAGCTCGGCAGGCTCATAACCTGTAGGTCGCGGGTTCAAATCCCGTCCCCGCAACTCAAACGCCCCCAGCCTGCGCCGGGGGCGTTTGCTCTTGCAAAGAGTGTTTGCTTTTGCAAAGCGGGTACAGTCTTAGCGAACGGATCGTCCGGCCCCGTTCGCTATCAGTCCGGAGCAGGAGCTTCACCGCAACCCCGGCGGTGAGTGGCCATACGAGGGAGAAGCTCGATGAGCGAGTACGGCTTTGGGTACTACGACGGCGACGCCGAGGAAGAGGGCCAGCAGGCCCCTCCGCAGGAGACCAAGCAGACTCCGGAACCCAAGTGGTTCCGGGACTACATGAAGAAGTCTTCGCAGGAGATCAACGAGCTTCGAGGAAAGCTCGCTGCCAAGGAAGTCGCTGAGAAGTTCCAGGCCAAGGGGTACGACCCGACAGCGTCAGCGCTGTATCAGGGAGACCCCGACAAGGTGGATGAGTGGCTGGCCGCCAACGGAACCCTTCTGGCCAAGCGCCCTGGCGCCGAGCAGGAAGAGATCGTTACGCCCCCGACGGGGGCACCGGCTTCCGCTGTGTCCGCCGAACACCAGGAGCAATTTCAGCGCATGCAGTCCGCTGGTGACGGCGCCGCCGCCGCGCAGGGCTCAGAGGCCGAGCTGGTCGCCGCACTCAATGCGGCCAAGACCGTCGAGGACTTCGAGAACGTAGCGCGGGCGAACGGCTGGCAGTACAGCACCGACGGCCTGTTCGGCTGAGATAACGCGCCTGGTCTCCCTTATCGGCTTCTCTTCGAGGACCAGGCATGGTTAACGCCTATACAGACACTACGGCGATGTCGAACGCGGTTCAGACCGCGTACGACCGCCTCTTCGAGTTCGCACTCCGTGCGCAGCCCCTGTTCCGCCAGGTGGCGGACAAGCGCCCCGCACAGCAGACCGCCCCCGGCGGCTCTGTGGTTCTGGAGCGCTTCGCGGATCTTGCCGTGGCCACCACGGCTCTGACCGAGACCGTCGATCCCGACTCGGTCGCTCTCGGCAACCCGACCACGGTCACCATCACCCTGAGCGAGTACGGCAACCCGGTGCTCCGCACCCGCAAGCTCTACCTGTTCTCGCTGACCGACGTGGACCCGGCCATCGCCAACATCGTGGCGTTCAACATGGCCGACTCGATCGACTCGGTGGTCCAGACCGTCCTGCGGGCTGGCACCAACGTGATCCAGCGCAAGGCTGGCGCGATCACCTACGTCACCAACGGCACGCTCACCACCCCGGTCGGCACCACCATGGCCGCCACCGACACCTACACCTCCGCGATCTCGCGCCTGGCGGTGGCCAAGCTCCGCACCAACAAGGCCGTGCCCCGCAAGGGCTCGCTCTACTGGAGCGCCATCCACCCGGAGGTCTCTCACGACCTTCGCGCGGAGACCGGCGCCGCCGCGTGGCGTGACCCGCACAACTACTCGGCTCCCGGCAACATCTGGGCCGGTGAGATCGGCGCCTACGAGGGTGCGTACTACATCGAGTCCCCGCGTTGCTACAACGCGGTCGATGCCGGTACCGGCGACAACACCGTTCGGCGTTTCCGTACCTACTTCGCAGGCCAGCAGGCTCTCGCGGAGGCCGTGGCGGATGAGTTCCACATCGTGGCTGGTCCGATCACGGACAAGCTCATGCGGTTCCGTCCGCTCGGCTGGTACGGCGTAGCCGGTTGGGCTCGCTACCGCGAGGAGTCGCTGATCCGCGCGGAGACCACCAGCTCGATCGACTCTGCCTGATCAGGAACGGGGACTCCTCATGAGTGGCACCGACAATCTCAGCTACACGGTCACGTCTGTGACGGCGACGGCCTATACCGCCACCGCCACGGACTCCGTCCTGCTCTGCGACCCGGCGGGCGGCGCTATCACCGTCACCCTGCCGACGCCGGGCTCCACCTCGTTCCCGGCCGGGCGGATGATCTACATCCGCTCCACCGGCACGACCAACGCTGTGACCATCGACCCCGCCGGGTCGGTGACCATCGACGGCGCAGCGACCATCTCGCTCGCGTCGGCGGCGAAGCACGGTGCCCTCATCACCACCGACGGCACCAACTACTTCACCATCGTGGTCAGCTGATCAAGATGGCTTCAAGTAGTCGATCGCTGCCCGAAGGAGGTGAGGATCGTGTTCGAATCGCCCGATAGCCATGTTGCAACGGCCGCAGAGCAGGCCGCGCACGTGACCTCCTTCGTGGCAGTGATCGACTGCCAGGAGGCGGCCCTTGACCTCGGATTCGGGCTTGCGGCAAATGGCGCAGGCCCCTCCCTGGCCAGCGAGAATGGCCTGGTACACGGACAGGCTGATGCCGTACTTCTGCCGGAAGCGCTGGTCACGCACTCGGTCGCGGTTGGCTTGCTGGTACGCCCGTCGGTGGTCGGCGTTGACAGCCCGCCAGCGCGCCGCGTACTCGCTTCGCTCTCCGCGATGGGCGGCGTTGTACTCGGCCTTCTGGAGTCGCTTGCACGGTTTGCACCAGTAGGACCATCCACGCTTCTCGGACGGGGTTCGGTAAAACTCCGCCTGGGGCTTCTCCTGCTTGCACTTGGTGCACGTAAGAACGTCCATGCAGGTGAAGTGTAGTGGCCCTTTACACATTTAAGACGCCCACCGTGGAGGAGGGGCCTGCCTCCTGGGAAGACATGCTCTTCCTCCGCGTGAAGCTCACGCGCGGGGTGTCCATCCAGGAGAAGCCGCAGGGCACCTACCGTGCCCTGCGGTTCCCTACTCAGGACGAGATCGCGGACGCCTTCTTCTTCTACATGGGCGGCCACGAATACACGGTCGATGACGCCACCAAGGCCGCACTCATCGCTGGCGGGGTAGGCGTTACCGAAGGTAACTTCACCGCGCAGTAGGAGGAATCATGGCGAAGGGAATGGGCTTCAAGGCGGCGGCTGCCAGCGTCGCCAAGAAGCAGGGCGTCTCCAAGGAGCGCGCCAGCGCAATCATCGCCGCAGGTGCCCGCAAGGCGTCGCCTGCGGCCAAGAAGGCCAACCCCAACCTGAAGAAGGTCAAGGGAAAGGCGAAGTACTGATGCCCAAGCCCCAGACAGCGCCCGATCGCCCCGAGACCAGCTCGGGGTATTTCGGGGACGAAGGCCGCTCTCCGCTCACGCGGGGCGGCAACAGCACTCTGACCAATGGCAACGAGTTCCATACCCTGGACCGGACGATCGAGACCGTTCCGGCCGTGTACTGCGAGACGTACGGCATGGAAGACGACTCGCACACCCAGGGTGTGTACCGGAGGGACCTGATCTGATGGCTTGCCGATCCGGTTGCCGTACGCAGGACCACGCGTCCTACGCGCAGTGCTGCCAGGCTGCCGGTATCGGCGCCTGGATGGTCGCGGTCTCCAAAGGCTTCGACCAGGGCTCTCAGCGCCGCTGGGATGGCGAGCTGACCGACTACAAGGCCCTGCGCAAGGAGGGCATCCAGCCGGACGGGACCACCCGTCCGCACCTGGACAGGGCCAAGAAGCTCTCCGACATGGTCGGGGCCGCCTACGGCTCCGCCTTCAACGTCGCCACCCCGATGGAGGACTGATGGCTGGCAGCACAGTGGGCGTCGAGCCTGTCGCCGTCAACCCGGCCAGCGTCCTGGCCAACAGCGTGGTCGTGACCAACAGCGTCACGCAAACCAATGTCCTTACGGTGCCCGCCGGGCGCACGTGGGTAGGCCAGGTAGTGGTGATCTCCACCAACCTGATCACCGTCGCCGCCGCGCAGAACACGCGTGCCATCATTGCGGGCACGGGCGCCCTTCCGGCCGTTGGCACGATCATCGCCCTGGCCACCAGTGCACGGGACACCGCGTCCACCGTGGTGGCCGCGAAGAACGTAACCATCACCGCCCCGTCGGGCAATGCGGTGACGGTGGACCTGCTTAACTCCACCAACGCCACCTACTCGGGCACGGTTTCCTGCTACGGGAACCTGGTGGGCTGACCGTGGCCGACTTCCCGACCGTCCAGGCGCTCCCAACGGGAGACCCACGTTGGCGGGTCTACGTCTACAGCATCATCGACGTGCCCGGCGTGGTCGCCTCGAACAACTTCCTGTCGTTCTACAACCCGCCGACGAGCGGCAAGATCATGCTTGCCGTCCAGGGCATCGTCACCTCTTACGCCCTCGCGGCGGTCCTGGCAGGTGGCTCGATGGCCACCTACAACATCTCCGCCGCCTCGGGCGGGACGCTCGTGGCGGCCAGTGCGGTGCCGAAGCTGTTCACCCCCTGGCCCAACAGCTTCGTCGAGGTGCGCCACAGCAACCCGTCGGTGACCACGACCACCTCCGCCCTGGCCGTGTTCCCGCCGGTGATCTCCACCGGCGCGGGCGGCAACGCCGCTGGCAACATCACTACT